ATGCTCGGCCGCGATGTCCGGGTGGTGATCCACCCGGAAGTCCATGGTTTCGCCATCGTGGCGCCAGGCGAAATCGCTGATCCCGTTGTCCCGCCAGTCTGCGTAGAGCTCGCCGGTGAGCGAGTAATCGGGGTCAGCTTCCTCGCGCGCCTCCCCCTCCGTGCCCGGGCCACAGTAGGAGTACAGCTTTTCGCCGTCGTCCGTGTTGTTGTTGATCGTGAACGTCTTGAGCTGGCACTGGACCTCGATTTCGTCGGGAGCCGTGCCCAGGCGCAGTGTCAGGATCTTGAGCTTACGGTTGTGGATGGTCACCTTTGCTCCCTCCGAGTTGAGATCATGTTAGCGATCCAGTCCCCTGGATCACATAGGCGGGCCGGCTCCCGTTGCCGTCGATCCAGGCGCCCGGCCGCGCCTGGTCAACACTCACCTCGCGCGTGCTGGCCTCGAGCGCCGCGCACACGCCCAGCACGATGGCGATCAGGCGCTCATTGACTGCGCTGTCCGTCGCGTCGCCCACCACCCAGACCGTCACGGCGAGATCGCTTGGGCCGTCCGAGCAGTAAGTCTCAAAGATCAACACAGGGGACCCGACGATCACCACCGGCCCGGGCCAGCCCGCGGCCGTGGGCGCGTCCAGCACGACGCGATCCCCCAGCGTCCCGCCGATACCGTCCGGCACGTCGACCAGCGCGGCCCGCACATCCGTCACCCAGGACAGGACCGAGCTGGCAAACTCCACCGGCGCGCTCACGCGAAACTCATAGGCGCTTTACGCCCCATCCTGAGCATTCGCTCGATATCCGGATCGTAGGCGGCCACCCGGCCGATCCCCTGCTCGCCCATGTTGATCGTTCCGTCCTGGGAACGGCGCCGCGCGTGCCAGCGGCCGGCCAGGCGGATCGTGCCCAGGATGAAATCGGCGTCCGGGGTGAGCAGCGAGCCGGAGTCGCTTTCGGGCGACTCCGCGCCGATGTCGAACTGCCAGCTCTTCCGGTCGCGCACGTACGCGATCGCGGCGGAGAGGTCCATCTCCAACTGCTCGTCACTCGTGTACTTCTGGCCGTCGCGCGACAGATCGAGCTTGAGATCGTTGATCGTGGGCGGCCAAACGCCGTACGCGGTAGGGCTCGGCGTAACGAACCACCGGGAGCGCTGGACGCCAGCGCCCGGGCCGGTCACAGTCCAGGCAGTGAGTCCCCACCCGCTGGACGGCATGGGACCAATCACGGCCTCAAAGGACGTCGGCCCGCCCGTTCCGCTACCGGCCTGAGTTGATCCGTCCGGGAAGACAGCGACGTAGGCGGCCGCGGTACCCACGTCGCCCTCAGGCACGCTCAGCGTCGACGTGAGGTAGCTCCCAATCCCGCCCATCAACCCTCCCGCACCGTGAGCCCGGACCAGGCCGAGCGAACCTCGAGGCCAGCGCCCGACTCACGTACGGACAGCGTACCGGGGATCACCGCCGGCGCCGCGCCGCCAAGCGCCTGGGCGGTGCCTACCTCCGTCACCGCGCCCAGCGCGCGGCGCTTGACGCGGCCGAGCGCGTGAACCGTGCCGGCCTCGGTCACCGTGCCGAGCGGCGCCGAGCTCCCGACGTCGATCACCGGACTGATTCCGAACGAATAGCCAGCACCCTGCTGGATGTTCGGGTAGCCGTACCCGACTCTGATCCAGCCGTTGGCCGCGTCGGCCGTGATCAAGCCATAGCTGAGCGGGAATCCGTAGCCGGCCGTACCCGACCAGCGCTCGAAATGCTGGCACGCGGCTTTGTACGTGCTCGAATCGTCCAGCTCGAGCGGGGCGTCCAGATCAACGGTCTGCCAAGTCCCCTCGAGCCCTAGCATGTCGGCCCACTCGAATTCGCCGGTGGCCAGGGGGTTGATCTCGTCCAGCACATCCCAGATCGACACAAACGCCGGGGACGGGCCGGTGGGCAGCGTGGTCGGGACCAGGATCTCCACGCCCGTCGCCGGCGCCGGCGCGCCCACGGTAAAGCGGGTGGCCAGCGTGAGTTCGGTCGTGGTGTCGTTATTCTGGGCGGCCGGGAACCCAACGCCCCAGTTGCCGGGATCGTCAGCGTCAAGGTCCGCGATCGCGCCGCGGAGCGATTGCAGGGCCATGGCCGCTCAGCTGGCCGTAAAGATGTTCGCGACCGTGGCGACGATATCGGAGCCGTCCGGGGTGGCCGCGTAGTCGTGCTTGGTCAGCGGGATGATCGCGGAGTCCGCCGAGCCCGAATCGGGTTTGTAGCAGATCACGATTGCGGCGATCGGGTTACCCGTGGCGGCCGCCCAGGTGATATCCGCGGAATCGGTCGATTGCGTGTCGGTCGCCTGGTCCACCGCGACGGCCACGCCGGTGAGCGTCTGGCGGCCCATGGTGGTCTGCTCATTGCTGGCGCCGGCCAGGATGTCCGCCAGGGTCGCGTAATCGCGCATGGTGGCGTCGCTGACGATGCCGGTCGCCTCGAGCGGGACGGCGATCAGGCTGTCACTGGCGCCGGCCAGCGCGGCGAGCTCATTGATCCGGCCCTTGGCCACGTTGAACTGGATATTCGCCACTATCGGCCCACCCTCTCCGCTGGCACGTAGAGCACGTCAAAGTAGCCGCTACCGTCGTAGATCCAGCGGATCGCCCGGCGCCACCCGTGCGCCACCATGTACGCCTCGAGCTCACCGAACGGTGCCGCACACTTGATCTTGGGTAGCCGGCCGAGCGAGTTACGGTCGTACGCCTCCACGATGATCAGATCCAGACCGCTGGCCGCGTCGATCCTGGCCGACCGGAGCGCGTCCATCTCCGTGCCTTGGGTGTCGATCACCAGCACGTTGTACGGGAGCCCCAGGTCAGCCGCTAGCGCCTGAATGGCGCGCGCCGGCATCGTGCCCACCTCGAGAGTGGCCGTCGTCCGGTCCGGCCCGCTGGCGCGGTCCTGTAGGCCGGAGAGGAACGACTTGGCGTTGCGGTGGAACGTGGCCGGCTCGCCCGAGCTCGAAACGGCACCCTCGAGCAGGAGCACGAGCCGAGTCGTCTGGTTGACGAAATCCGGCCGAGCCTTGATCACGCGCGCGGCCGCGGGATCCGGCTCAACCAACATGATCGTCCGGAACCCCGCGGCCAGGTAGTGCGGGATCTCTTCCCCCTTGTGGGCGCCGATATGGAGCACGGCGTTGCGGGGGATGTCGAGGTGGTCCAGCGACCGGCCCAGGAGCGAAAACGTCCACTCGTCCCCGGGTGCGGTCTGCCAGACCACCTCGACAGCGCTCACGGTTACGCCGACTCGCCGTCGCCCGTGATCGTGACGCCCTTGACGCTGGCAGGCTTATACATGACCCACCAGGCGTGGTAGGCCCAGAGCCCGAGCTCGATCGACTCCGGGCCGGACTTCTCCTCGTAGCGGAACCGCAGGACGTCCGACTCGAAGTGAACCGCGTCATCGCGGCCGAGCGTGTAGAGCCGACCGTCGTCGTACTCGCCCGGGGTGGCCACGAACTCCACGCCGTGCCAGACAGTCCCGCCGAATGCCTGGCCCAGGCTGCCCACGCCGGCGGCGTTGTTCGGACCCATGTTGAACCCGGGCAGGACCAGGTTGCGACCGGTCGTGTCGATCAGGCCCAGGACCTTGCCGAACCGGCGCGGCGATCCAAAAATGATGTCCGGCGGGAGGTTCCGCGTCGCGAACACCTCCGTCATCGCGTCGATGATGCGCCGGTGGTAGTGGGTCGCGTCCGTGACGGCGACCGAGCCCGACGCGGTGAGCAGCGAGGTGTTTGCCTGCTCGATCGTCCAGACCGTCCACCGCTCAACCAGCGTGTCATGCTTCCGGTTGAGCGAGTCGAAGATCAACTGATCCACGGCCGGAGTGGCGGAGTCGATCAGCTGGCGGCTGACCTTCTGCTTGCCGGTGATCGTGATCGGCGTGACGGTGTCCGTGTCGCTGTCCCAGTCCGGGGAGCTCACCGGCGGCGTGTTCTCCGCCGACTGGACGCCGATCGGCGCGTCAACCGTCTCCTTGGGCAGCGTCATCGTGCGCGGGTCGTCGCCCAGGGGGATGTTGCGGATCTTGTTGGTCAGCGGCCGACCCATGCTCGTGCGGGCCGCGAAGAGCTCCGTCATCCACTTGGGCGCGATCACGCCCGTACCGGCGCTCGAGGTGGTGAGGTCACGAGCCTGGTCCGGCATTCCACGCTCGTGGAGCGTGTGCTGGCCGGACTCCGTGAGCCGGCGGGCCGCGTGCTGGTCGTTGTTGGCGCGCGCGCGCACCATGTCCCGGAAGAACGAATTAGTACCGTTCGCCCGGTAGTGGCCAGGATCGCGCGGGCTGGTCTGAGCGCCGCCCACGTTTTCGCCACCGCCGGCGGCGCGCGACTGATCCACGCCAAACTGGCCGGCCGGCGGCTGAGCAGCGCCGGCGCCGATAAGCTCGGCGATCTTGCGCTCAGTGTTGGACACCTCAGCGTTTTGGCGCTCCTGCTCGGCCATCACGTCGATGTCGGCCTTGAGCTTGGTCGCCATCTCACCCTGGCGCGCGTAGAGCTCCCGCTCCTGGTCGGACATGGCGCGGTTGCTTTCCGCAGCGCACTTGTCCGTAATGCCCTTCATCGACGCCTGTAGCTGGTTGTACTGGCTCCGAAGGTGCTCGAGGTATGCGTTACCCACTGGATCCCCCTTTCCGGGAATCGATCTTGTCAGGATCGACGTCCGCTCGAGGTGTCACGCCGCGCGGGGTGTTGGCCAAGCCAGGGTGTCGCCAGCGGGTGGGGTGTCGTTCAACGTCTCTGGGCGATCATGCTATCTCAAACCGGCACGGGTCCGGGAAGCGCCGGCGGATGAATCCGCCGATCTGGTTGCGACCAGTCCCGTGACGGAAGGATGCGTCGCTCGAGCTCAGCACCCAGTGATCCGGGATCGGATCGTCATTCCCGTGCACCTTGCCATCGTTACCCAGGACGGTGGCCAGCCGGGCGGGCAGGCGCACGGCGTTGCCGTAGAGCGAGCGTTTGGCCACCCGGGCCAGCTTGCCGGCGGCCACGGCCTCCCCCGCGCGGGTCATCACCGCCCGGAAACTGTGCCGGGCGACCGTCAGCGGCCCGTGCGTTTCGTAGGCCACCTGATCAGCCGGATCAACGCCGTACTCATCCAGCACCCATCGCGCAGTCCTTTCCATCACCTTGGCCGTCGTCGCGCGGCCGGTGAACCGGCGCGCCTCCGCAAAATCCAGGATCGGGCCGCGGTGCTCGTTTGGGAGCTCGGCCATCTTGCGCATGAGGTAGAAATCATCGTTCATGATCACGAATCGGTCGGAGAGGTGATCGGCCACCTCCGCGATCGCCTGCCACTGCGCCCAGGTTTGCAGGTGCTTCACGTCATCCCAGGCGGCCAGCTTGCGCGAATCCACCTCGCGATAGACGCGGCCGCCCGGGTGCCACTGGATCGATCTCCGGTCCAGCCACGCGGGCAGGCTGTCCGCGTCCCGGGCGCCGCCCAGGATCCAGACGCGGCCCAGGCCGGTGAAGTTGTCCGCCAGCGACCGGAGCGAGTAGCGCAGGTCATCCGACTGGTGGGCCATGCTCCGATCGTGCGAGTAGCGCCGCACGAAATAGACGACATCCATCGTTCCCCCGTTGAGCGATGTCAGAGCGAAGCGGGCAGGCCGGCGAACCGAGCCAGGAGCTCCGAGTCGTCGCGCACCTGTGGCGCCGGGAGCGCCGCGGCCAAGCGCTCGATTTCGTCCGACGTATAGCCGAGCTCGGCCAGCGCGTCGCGGAGCTGGCGCTCCCGGTTGGTCGCCGGCGCCGGCCGGGAGTGTTGGCCGTCCCGCAACCCCTGCACGGTCGCCCCCTCTCCGTACGCACCTTCCGGGACCAGCGCGATCTCGAAAAGATCCACCTTGGTCCGGATCACCCAGTTTTTGAGCTCAAGTCCGTTTTCAACCTTGAACTCGTCCCCATCCGGCCGAGCCCGGAAACCGATGCTGACCTGGTCCAGAACCTTGTCATTCGCCAGCGTGAGCGCGTGATCGCCGGCCGGGACCTCGCTGGCGCGCGCCTCAAAGTACAGACCCTCACTGACGTTGCGCAGAACCTTGGTTACCCCCATCGCCTCGCCACCGCGGTACATGTGGCGATTGGAGAGCTTGATTCGCGAGGTGGCCGATCCACTCATCTGGTGATCCGCCGCGCCGCGCC